GGCTCGGAGTGTATCCAGCCAAGAACTCGTTACACGTACTCTACGTGATCACATATCTGGAACAATCGATTTAGAATCAACACAGGTCCAAGCATTATCGATCCTCGCAAAAGTCTCAGGTATGTACACTACACGCATAGAAGATGTGACCGAGCGTTCCAGTAACGACATAGAGAACGATCTTAAACGTAAGCTGTCAGAACTCTCGTTGCCAGTTGTCGACGAGTCAGATGTTGACGAATCAGATGTCACTCATTGAATGTCCGTTCAATAATCAGTTGAATACTGATCGTTCCAGTAAAGTACCTAACGTGCTAACTTTGATAGCTACCCCCCCTGTGGCTGAGCTGGTACTGGTGTATATACATAGTAAAACGCTCAAACAATTTACGACTTTTACAGACTAATGTTATTTCTCACTAGTCACATGTAATCTGTCTCAGCCTTTTTTATACAGATATTGCCTAACGTATTTCGGGAAAAAATTTTCTGCAAAATTTTGAGAAATGTAGGGGTAGATAATTTTGTTAAAAAGTCTCTTGTAACACTTGACATGTCCGTGTCAATGGGTAGAATCTGATATACTTATTATTATTACGTCTACGTTATATGACCGATTGTTATACACTGAGAATCCCTTGATGGGATTCTGTTACAGCAGGAATTAAACGAACGTTAATATAACGTAAAGTATATATAACGTAAGGATAGGTTTCTTTGAAGATAGACCCTTCAATGCTTTCGACTGTAGATCAGTTGTCGCCTGAAAAGAAGAAAGAGATTTTGGATTTGCTGACATCGTTAGATGAAGCGAAGAAGAAAGAGGCGGCGCGGGATGGGTTCATGGACTTCGTTAAGTACATGTGGCCTGCATTCATTGAGGGTAGGCATCATAAGATCATGGCCGATGCGTTTGAACGCATAGCCAAGGGCGATCTAAAGCGGTTAATAGTTAATATGCCGCCCAGACATACCAAATCAGAGTTTGCTTCTTACTTACTGCCTGCGTGGTTTCTGGGTCAGTACCCAGAGAAAAAGATAATACAGACCGCGCACACTGCTGAGTTGTCAGTAGGGTTTGGCAGAAAGGTTCGTAATCTCGTCGATGACAGTGATTTTAAAAAGGTTTTCCCCAAGTTGGCTTTGAGGGCCGACTCCAAGGCAGCGGGGAGATGGAGTACCAACAAAGGTGGTGAATATTTCGCTATCGGTGTTGGTGGTGCGGTAACAGGTAAGGGCGCTGATCTGCTCATCATTGATGACCCTCATAGCGAGCAGGAAGGACAGAGCATTGACCCCTCTGTTTTCGACAAGACTTACGAATGGTACACATCTGGCCCTCGCCAACGACTACAGCCGGGAGGCGCGATTGTTATCGTTATGACACGATGGCATATGCGCGATCTCACTGGAAAGATTATTAAAGCATCTGCCCAGCGTGAAGGTGTAGATGACTGGGAATTAATTGAGTTCCCTGCGCTGATGCCGTCAGGCAAACCGTTATGGCCCGAATTTTGGAGCATTAATGAATTAGAGGCGCTACGCAGCGAACTGCCAGCCCCTAAATGGAATGCTCAATATCAGCAGACCCCTACCGCACAGGAAGGGGCGCTGGTTAAGAAGGAATGGTGGAGAGTGTGGGAAGAAGATCAACCCCCTCAGTGTGACTTTGTTATCCAGTCATGGGATACGGCATTCCTCAAGACTGAAAGGGCAGACTACTCAGCCTGCACCACATGGGGTGTTTTTTATGCCCCTGACGATGATGGCAGAACAAGACCTAATATTATCCTACTAGATGCATATAAAGAGCGGCTTGAGTTTCCTGAGCTAAAGAAAGTCGCTTATGACATGTATATGGAAATGAAGCCAGATGCTTTTGTAGTGGAAGCCAAGGCAGCGGGAACGCCTTTAATATTTGAGCTTAGGGCGATGGGCATCCCTGTATCGGAATACACCCCGACTCGTGGTAATGACAAGATAGCAAGAGTAAACGCTATTGCTGACTTGTTCGCATCAGGAATAGTGTGGTGTCCAGAAACAAGATTTGCCGAAGAAGTGGTTAGTGAATTTGCCGCTTTCCCTGCTGGAGAACATGATGATCTAGTAGACTCATCGACTCAGGCACTTCTAAGGTTTAGGCAGGGCGGTTTCCTCAAGCTGTACTCAGACGAAGAGGACGAACCCACATACAAGAGAACGGCAGACTACTATTGATTCTCTCAGATTCTCAAAAAGAAGAAGTGAAGACTGAGATAAGGTCTTGGTCAAAACAGCAGCTTGAATTGCCTAATGCTGATTTTAATGATATTCCTGCTTGTCCTTATGCTAAAAAGGCATGGGATGACGATAAAGTTAAGTTTGCTTTTAAAACAGATTTTTACAGTAACGATATTATCTATGATTACTTAAAAGACTGGGATGACGCAGTAGACTTAGTTATCTTGATTGACACAGCGTTCTTAGAAGAAGCGCAAGACTTCTACGACAATGTAGATTTTATTAACGAGAATATTTCTGAAAACGCTTTTAAAGACAAAGACTTATGGATAATGGGTTTTCATCCATACGATGATGCTAACGAACTTATTGATGATGGCACTTTTGAAGGCGTTTCAGATATAGAATATGCAATCATATTTGTTCAAAGGCTTTCTAAATTGCAAGAAGCTTCTAATAAGTTAGTTGATAAAGGTTATTACGACCATTACTTTAAAACTAACGATGTGTCCGAAATGTATGAAATCCGTAAAGAATATTACAGGAGATTAGATCATGGCAATGGGAAAGAAAGCAGGGCCAGTTAAGAAGAGCGGTATGCGCGGCGGCGGTATGGCTAAAAAGAAAACTGCCATGCGCGGTGGTGGCATGATGAAAAAAACCGCAATGCGTGATGGTGGCATGGCTAAAAAGAAAGCGCCTGTAAAAGCAATGCGTGACGGTGGGAATACAAAAAAGCGCAATCTTCGCGACGAAGAGGCTAGAGTTATTAGTAGGCAAGATAATGCGGCTGATGAGATGCGTAGAGTTAGGTCAAGAACGCCCAGAGATGCCGCTGAGCGAAGAGATAAGACTGCTGAGACACGTAGGGTAACAGCCAGAGAGCGTGATGCTCGTGATGAAATGGGTCGCTTACGTCGCAAGGCTGTTGGCATGGGGATGAATAAAGGCGGTAAAACGATGAAGCAGGGCTATAATGATCGCCTTGACGAATCGATGGGAATGCGTAATCGCAAGGCTAAGCCTGCTTTATCAAGCAAGATACCTCAGCACAAGCGCATGGCTATGGGCGAGAATGTTCTGACTGGTAAGATGATGAAGAAAGGTGGTCAGACTATGGCTAGTCGCAGGAAGGAAAGCGAAGGCATGGAGAAGGCTTCAGGTCGGCGTAAGTTTGCTGCTGTTGGCACAATGGACAAAGGCCGTAAGAAAATGAATAAGGGTGGAAAGACTGCAACTACGGCAGTTAGGCTTAATATGGGCGCACCCACTGTTAGAACGATAACAGCTCGTGGAATGGGCGCTGCTACTAAAGGCGGTCAGTTCAGAGAAAATACCTAATGGCTAAGGGTGTAAATCATTATTTCAAAGACGGCAAGGTTCACAAAGGCGCTACGCATAAGCATGCGGATGGCACAGTGATGGCTGGAAAAAAAATGAGTAAGACAGCTAAAAAAGTTTTTCATTATGGCGACTTGTCTGCAAGAGCCAAAGCCACTGCACGAAAAAGCTGGGCATAGGCCGATGTTTGAAGAAATTCAAAATGATTTATGGGGAGAAACAGATAATGTTTATCCTCTTTCGCCTAAGCAATTTAGTGTTGTTAAGATACCTAAAGGTGTCGCAGCCTCTGTTTACGCCAAGTATCATTACTTTGGTGAAAAAGATTTTTTAGCGCTTTATAGTTTTGGTGCTATTTACGAAGGAGAGGTCTGGGGTGCTATTACTTTTGGCATTCCAAACGCACATACTATAAATGGATTGTACGACAAGAACGATCAACACGGCGTTGTAGAAATTACAAGATTGGCTTTTAAGGCAGGAAGCCCAAAGAACTCTTGTTCTAGGCTAATTGGTCAAGGCATCAAAGAATTAAAAAAGTATTACCCTGTTAGACTAATTATAACTTATGCAGATACTGCATATAATCATACAGGCTCAATTTATAAAGCTTCTAACTTTGAATATCACGGCCTTACAGATCAAAAGACAGACTTTGTTTTTCCAGACGGAAAGATAAGGAAAGTCAAAGGCATCAAGTATTCCGAGATGGAAGGCGATTGGGTTCCCAGATCACGCAAGCATAGATTTTCAAAGCAGGTTTAATGTGGCTGTAGAAAAAGCTCTTTACACTAACGGCGCTCTCCCCGTTAGCCCTGATGAAATTGAAATCGAGATTGTTAACCCAGATGAGGTTAACATTTCTACTGATGACATGGAGATGAGCATTGATTTTGATGCTGAGCTTCCTATGGATCACGGGGCAAATCTGGCCGAGTATATGGAAGATGCTGACTTAACTACACTAGGTAGTGAGTTGGTAGGCTTGTATAACTCAGATAAAGAAAGTCGTCATGACTGGGAAGAGTCTTATATTAAAGGACTCGATCTTTTAGGCATGAAGTTTGAAGACAGGACGACCCCTTGGGATGGCGCTTGTGGCGTATTTCATCCTATGCTCAGCGAAGCGGTTGTTAGATTTCAGTCCCAGACTATTATGGAGATATTCCCTGCAACTGGCCCTGCCAAAACAGCCATTGTTGGCGCTCTAACAGACGATAAGGTTAAGCAAGCTCAACGTGTTCAGGACTATCTGAACTACATGATGACTGTCAAGATGCCAGAGTATCGTACTGAGACAGAGAAACTGCTGTTCTCTTTGCCTATTGCGGGGTCGGCTTTTAGAAAAGTTTACTATGATGAGAATTTAGGACGAGCATGCTCTATGTTTGTTCCTGCCGAAGACTTTGTAGTGAGTTATGGCGCTGCTGATCTTGAAACCGCAGAACGTGCTACTCATGTAATGAAGAAATCCTCTAATGAGGTGCTTAAATTACAGCAGAAAGGGTTCTATAGAGACGTTGAGCTGCCAGCTCCAGCTCCTGATACCACTGAAATTGCTGCAAAGTACAACAAATTAACGGGAGATCATCCAAATTACGAGGTTGATCAACGCCACACCCTGCTTGAAATCATGGTTAACGTTGATTTGATTGGGTTTGAGGACTTAATAGACGGCGAACCTACCGAGATTGGTCTTCCCTACGTCATTACTGTTGACAAGTCATCTAATATAATTCTGTCGATACGTCGAAACTGGCAAGAATCTGACGAGTTAAAGCTAAAGCGTCAACATTTTGTTCATTATCAGTATTTGCCGGGTCTGGGATTTTACGGATTCGGTCTAGTCCACATGATTGGGGGCTTGACGAAATCAGCGACATCTTTACTGCGTCAATTAGTTGACGCTGGTACGCTGGCTAACCTGCCGGGCGGCTTAAAAGCCAGAGGTTTGCGAATTAAAGGTGATGATTCTCCGATTATGCCGGGGGAGTTCCGCGATGTGGACGTTCCGGGCGGGATTATCAGGGATAATATTACTTTTCTGCCGTATAAAGAGCCATCTGCTGTACTTCATCAAATGCTTCAAGAAATTGTGCAGGATGGCCGTAGATTTGCCTCCGCTGCTGACGTAAAAGCGTCTGACATTAATGGAGAAGCGCCTGTAGGCACAACTCTAGCCCTATTAGAGCGTGAAATGAAGGTTATGAGCGCGGTTCAAGCGCGTGTTCATGCAGCGATGAAGCAAGAGCTACAGATTCTTTGCAATATCGTGGCTGATTACGGGCCAACAGAGTATCCATACGAAACTGAACAGAATGTTCTAACTTCAGAAGACTTTGATGACAGGGTAGACATTATCCCTGTAAGCGATCCTAACGCTGGCACAATGGCTCAAAGGATTATGCAGTATCAAGCGGCTTTACAGTTGGCTGCTCAAGCGCCTCAGATGTACAACCTTCCTCTTTTGCATAGACAAATGCTTGAGGTTCTAGGTATTAGGGACGCAGGCAAGATTATACCTGATGAAAACGATATACCGCCTACTGATCCAGTATCTGAGAACATGATGCTTATCACTGGCGAACCTGTGAAGGTNTATGCTTATCAAGACCATGAGGCTCATATAACCGTACACCTTGCGGCTCTTAATGATCCTAAGATTGCTGAGATGCTCGCTATGGCTCCAGACGGNCAAATCAAGATTGCCGCCTTTAACGCGCATATTGCACAGCATGTTGCTTTCCTTTATCGAGACAATATACAGAAAGAGCTTGGCGTTAAGTTGCCTCCTGTGGATTCTTCTCTTCCAGAGGATATTGAATATAGGCTTTCTCAGTTAGTGGTTCCTGCTGCTCAGCAGCTCACAGGGAAGGCTCAGCAAGAAATGGCAGCTCAACAAGCAATGGCTGCTGCTGAAGACCCAGTGTTACAGCTACAAAAAGCAGAGCTTGAAATTGAGGCAGCAAAAGTTACTAGCAAGACTCAAACTGACATGGCTAGAATTGAAGCTGATCTTGTTAAAGCCGCCGCTAAAGATAGCCTTGATCGAGAAAAGCTTGCTGTAGACCAACAAGTCGAGGGCGCTAAGCTAGGTGTTAAGATCGCTGAGACTAATACTCAAGAAGAGTTAGAGTCAGCCAAGATAGCTTCCAAAGAGCAGGTTGAAGGTGCAAAACTTGGTGTTGAAATAGCTAGAGAATTAATGATTGACGAAAGACAATTAGATATTGAAGAAAAGATAAATAAAAGAGATACTAAGCGCGAAGATATGATTGACGAAAGAGAGCGCGATGAGTGATGTATTTGCAGATTCTAGTTTAAGAATAGTTAGAGACAAAATACGAGTTATTATGAACGACACAGCAGATCACATTAGTAGTGGCGGCTGTCGTAATATGGAAGAATACTCTAAGTGCTGCGGGATCATAGAAGGTCTAGCGTTAGCAGAAAGAGAAATCCTCGATCTCGATAAGAGTATTGAGGAAAACTAATCTCCGCATGAAGCGGTGCAGTGACTCTGGACACTTATCCAGTGCAAGGAAAACATCTAATGGCAGAAGCATTAGCAGAAGTATCATCCGTTGGTATAGAAACTAACGAAGAGCCTCGCGCAGCTCGCAAATTGCCCGAACCGAAGGGTTACAAAATTCTTATTGGTTTGCCCCTACCTGATAAAACCACTGATGGTGGAATACTTAAAGCTCCATCAACTCTTGAAGTTGAGGAGGTGGGTTCTATTGTTGGTTTTGTCATCGAGCTTGGCCCAGACGCTTATTCAGATAAGGTAAGGTTTCCAAGCGGAGCTTATTGTAAAGAAGGTGATTTCGTTGTGATGAGATCATATTCTGGCACAAGGTTCAAAGTTAAGGACGAGGAAGGCAAGTATCAAGAATTTCGTTTGATTAACGACGATAGCGTTGAGGCTGTTGTTGAAGACCCAAGAGGAGTTTCTCAGATATGAGTGAAATAGAAGAAAACACTTCGTCTGCCGAAGAAAAATTCTTTGGAGTAAAGACGCGACACGGCAACTTGAGCGCCGCAGATGATTCATCTGAAGATTCTGGTATAGAAGTCGAATTAGCGGAGGACGCAGCTCCTGCTGATAAAGAGCCAGAAAAGAAAGGTGTGCCTCTTGTAAACTATAGCAAAGACTTAACAGATGAAGAGTTAGCAAGCTATAGCGAAGGAGTACAAAAGCGAATCGGTCAAATGACTGGAAAGATGAAAGACAGAGAGCGCAGGCTGGATGAAGCACAACGTCTTAAAGACGAAGCTGTAAGAGTCGCTCAGTTACAGCAGAAAAAACTACAAGAGTATGAAACGTTACTAGCTAAAGGTCAGGGAGCAATTATACAAAGCTCCAAAGGTAAGGCTCAGGCTGAGCTAGATAGCGCTGAACGTGAATTAAAAAAAGCTCACGAAGATGGCGATGCTGATAAGCTAGTTCAAAGCCAGAAGCAATTAAGTGCTGCTCAGGCAAGAATAATGGACTATGAGCAACGTGAAGAAAGGCTCAAACAGCAGTTGCAGGCTCAAAAAGAAAAACGGGATGCTCAATCAGCTCAACCTGTGCCTCAGCAACCGCAAACGCCTCAAATACCTCCTGAGCAGAAGGAACGAATGGATGGATGGATGGCAGAGAATCCGTGGTTTCAAACGCAAACTCGTTCTGGTGAATCTGTAAATCCAATGCATAAAGAAATGACAGCAGTAGGGCTTGCCATTCACGATAATCTTTTTCATGAAGGCATTACTGCTAACACTGATCCAGACAGGTACTATTCTGAAATAGATCGAAGAATGCGACAGCGTTTTCCTGATTACGCCGCTTTTAAGGCCGATCAGGACAAGCAGGAGGAACGTAGCACTCCGCAACGCCAACGCAGCAATACAGCCGTGGTAGCTCCGAGTACCAGTAGGAACAACGGAGCAAAGACACGTAAAATATCGCTTACGCCATCCCAAAACGCCCTCGCAAGGACATTGGGAATCACACCAGAACAGTATGCTGCTCAACTTATTAATCAGGAGGCAGGATAATGAACAAAGAATCAAATCGCGCACCGCAAGAAAGCAATACAAGAGAGAAGGCAATGAGGCCCACTGATACGTGGAAGCCAGCGTCTTCTTTGCCTGTACCTAATCCTCGTGAAGGCATATCCCATAGATGGATTCGTACTTCCGTTTTAGGTCAGGTAGACAATACAAACGTGTCACAGAAAATGAGAGAGGGATGGGTTCCTGTAAAGGCAACCGAATATCTTGAAATCGATCACATGTCTGATGTTGGCAGTCGTTATAAGGATAATATTGAGTATGGTGGTTTATTGTTGTGCGCTATTCCAAGCGAGCAACTTGATCAGCGAACAAAGTATTATAATGAAATGGCTGTAAATCAAATGAATGCGGTTGATAATAATTTTCTTAGTGACCAAGACCCTCGTATGAGTAAGTTCCAAGAAAACTCGTCGAGGACAACTTATGGTAGAAGATAATCTGTAAGGGTTGTCTTCTTAACTGAGGACTTTAAAATGGCTACTACAGCTACTCCTATGGGGGCAGAACCAGTCGGCGGTTTATCAGCTTGCGGTTCTTTCTCTGGTAAAGTTCGTCACATTAAGATTGCAAGCGGTTACAACACTGCGATCTTTTATGGCGATTTCGTAAAGCTTGTTGCTGCTGGTACGGTTGAAAAAGATACTGGCACAGCTACAGCTACTCCAGTTGGTATATTTATGGGTTGTTTCTACACTGACCCATCAACAAGCCAACCTACCTTTAACCAAACTTTTCCTGCATCTACCGCAGCAAGTGATATCATGGCTTATGTTCTTGATGATCCTGACTGTGTGTTTAGAATGCAAGGAAATGCTGCTTTAGCGCAGACTACTCTTGGCAATAACGTTGCCATTGTACAGACTGCGGGTTCCACTACTGTCGGACGCAGTAAGAATGCAGTTAATGCAAGCACTGCTGCTACTACCAACACTCTACCTTTAAGGATTATAGAGTTTATGGATGGTCCAGATAGCACAGTGGGTGATGCTTTTACTGATGTATTGCTAACATACAATGCTGGAATGCATCAATATCGTCGTGCTTTAGGCACATAATAGGAGACTAGCGAATGGCTATTTCAAGAGCGCAAATGCTTAAAGAGCTACTTCCGGGTCTTAACGCCCTGTTTGGCTTAGAGTATGCAAAGTACGAAGATGAAGATAAGATGATCTATGAAACAGAGACATCTGATCGTTCGTTTGAAGAAGAAGTAAAGTTGAGTGGTTTTGGCGCTGCTCCTGTAAAACCTGAAGGCTCTGCAATCAATTATGATTCAGCGCAAGAAGCATTTACAGCGCGTTACACTCACGAAACTGTTGCACAAGGTTTTGCAATCACTGAAGAAGCAATGGAGGATAACCTCTACGCTTCGCTATCTCAGCGATACACTAAAGCTTTGGCACGAGCAATGGCTTACACCAAGCAAGTTAAAGCCGCTTTCCCTCTGAACAATGGTTTTACCAATGCCTTCCAATCAGGCGATGGTGTTAACTTGTTCACAGCAGTGGGAGACGGTGTTGCTGGCGGTGGTGGTCATCCTCTTGTAAACGGTGGCTTTAATTCTAATCGCCCTGCTACAGCAGCAGACCTTAACGAAACCTCGCTGGAAGATGCAATCATTCAGATTGCTGCTTATACAGACGAGCGTGGACTTTTGATCGCTGCTCGCCCTAGACGATTAATTGTTCCACCTAACTTGATGTTTGTTGCTACTCGAATCCTTGATTCAGAGTTGCGTGTTAGCACTGCTAACAATGACATCAATGCCATCAAGAACAACGGTTCTATTCCTGAAGGTTATTCTGTTAATCATTATTTGACTGACAACAATGCCTTCTATTTAATTACCGATGTTCCTAACGGCATGAAGCACTTCGAGCGTACTCCGCTGGAAACTTCAATGGACGGTGATTTCGATACTGGTAACGTGCGCTATAAAGCGCGTGAGCGTTATAGTTTCGGTGTATCCGATCCGCTGGGAATCTTTGGTTCCCCCGGTTCTTCATAACCTTACGGTTGGAAGAAGGCTCTGTTAGGTTACGGAATGCGTAACTCTCGTAATCTGGCAGAGCCACCTTTAATTCTGGGAACATATCAGTTTTAGCGACCATCCCAGTGGACGTTACGAAGACGCTAAGACGAATCCTTTCGTAAGAGGTATCTCTCATGGCTAGATCACGAAGTTCTTTTGGTTTAATTAGGGCGCTTGGCGGCTATTACATGCAAGGCCCAGATTCCATTGTCGCTTTAACTGCTGACACTGTAATCACTCCTGATAAACACGCTGGTAAGCTAATTCTTATTAACAACTCTACGCTTACTATTACTCTCCCAACTATTAATAATGACATGGAGCCTATTACTTCAGGGCCGGGCGAGAATCCAAACACATTAAATAATACTGGAATCGCTTATGATTTCTTGTTTTTAACGTCTTCTGGAACCAGCACTACTATTCAATCTAACAGTTCTTCCGATTTAATGATGGGCGGTTTGCTCTCTGTTAAAAATGGTTTAACTAACGTTCATTTCCATCAGCCTAATGGAAGCAGTAATTATCAAATAGTAATGAACGGAACGACAACTGGCGGTGTCGCTGGTACTCGTTTAAAGGTTCAGGCTATTTTCACTAATAGATACTATGTTGAAGGCACTAGTATTGGTACAGGAACTCTGGCGAGTCCTTTCGCTGGCTAATATATAGCGGGGTTTTCCCCGCTTTTTGGAGAAAATAATGGCAGATGCACTCACAAGCCAAGTAATTGAAGACGGCCCAAGAAACGCTGTTTTAAAATTCACAAATGTTAGCGATGGAACGGGCCAATCAAATGCTGTGTTGGTAGATGTCTCTACCCTTAGCTCTGACCCTTTAACTGGGCAGGTCTGTAATGGTGTTACCATACAATCAGTAATTTATTCTTGTGTTGGAATGGGTGTAGAGTTGTTTTTTGATGCAACCACAAACATGCCATTACTCAATCTTAATCAAGATTTTTCAGACGAGATTGATTTTGGGCCTACTGGTATTCCTAATAATGCAGGAACAGGAAAAACTGGTGATGTATTAGTTACTACAACTGGCGCAACTAATAATGACACTTATTTTCTTATGCTTAGTATGACCAAAACATACGCTAGTGCTTGAGGGCTTTATTATGGCTAAACTAGAAGTATTTCAGAACGGTAACTTCAGCAATGGAAGTCCTGTTTATCAGATAGGAAAAAAAGACGCTGATGGAAACTATGACGTTGAAGTTTTTGATTTAATGTCAGAGAAAGAAGCTAACGCAAAACTTAAAAGCATGTCAGGAAAATCATCAAAAGCAAAAGCTGCTCCACAAATAGTTGAGGAAACTACTTTGCCTGAGTTAGCCAGTCTAAATAAAAATGAGCTTGAAGCATTTGCTCGTGAATTCGGTGTTGAGCTTGATAAGCGAGAGAAAAAAGATGTCTTGGTAAATCAAGCATACGAGGCTCAGTTTGATGCCTAGAAATTATCGTGCGGAATACGATAATTATCACTCACGGCCAGAACAAAAGAAAAATCGTGCTGCCAGAAATACAGCTAGAAATAGAATGCTTGCTAATGGCAAAGTCACAAAGGGTGATGGAATGGATGTTCATCATCGCGATGGCAACCCTAATAACAACTCTCCATCAAATTTAAACGTTGTCCCTAAGAGCTTGAATAGGACTATTAATAAGTTTAAGGGTGGTAGAGTAAGGGGCACAGGAAAGGCTGTTCAAGGCGTAAGAATTCACAAGGATTTTTAACATGGCTACAACAAAAAATGTTAAACGAACTCCTAGCGGAAGGATTACATATCGTGGAGAGTCTTTTGCTGGCTATAACAAGCCCAAAAGAACGCCTAACGCCAAAAAGAAAAGCGCTGTCTTGGCTAAAAAAGGTGATCAAATAAAGCTAGTTAGATTTGGCGATCAAAATATGACGATCAAAAAAGATCAGCCCGGAAGGAGAAAGAACTTTCGAGCTAGGCATAGCTGTGATACTGCCAAAGATAAGTTCACACCAAGATATTGGTCTTGTAAAGCATGGTGATTTTATGAAAAAGCAGGATAAAGTCGGCGTTGTTATGAAAGAGTTTTCTGATGGCAAGTTAAAATCAAGCTCTGGAGACAAGGTAACAAATAGAAATCAGGCGATGGCTATCGCTCTCAGCGAGGCTGGTATAAGTAAAAAAATGTTTGCAGGCGGGAAAGCTGGAGACGGAAAGATTGTTCAAGGTTTTACAAAAGGTAGAATTGTCTAATGGCGACTAGCGGAACAACTTTATTTAATCTTGATCTTGGCGACATCATGGAAGAGGCTTACGAACGATGTGGCCTTGAATTGCGTTCTGGTTTTGACTATAGGACTGCCAGAAGAAGTCTTAATCTTCTTATGCTGGACTGGCAAAATCGTGGCCTTAACTTATGGACGATAAAGAATGCGAGCGAAACCCTGACCGCTGGCACAAGCTCGTATCCTCTTACTTCTGACAAGTTAGACGTAATAGAAGGGGTTTTGAGAACCAACGCAGATAACATTACTAAGCAGACTGATTTAACCATGCAAAGAATATCTGTATCTAATTACTCACATCAGACCAACAAGCTTTTGCAAGGCAGACCTATTCAGTATTACATTGAAAGAGCGCCTTCTGGAATTACTGTAATTGTCTGGCCTGTGCCAGATGCGGCTCAAGTGTATACGTTTAATTACTATTACATGGAGCGTATAGAAGATGTAGGCTCTCCTGCCACTTTAAATATGGATGTTCCTGCAAGATTTTTGCCATGCCTAACTGCTGGTCTAGCTTATAACATAGCGATGAAGCGAGCTGAAGCAGCTCCTCGTTTGGCTTTTTTAAAAGAAAATTACGAAGAGCAATGGAATATGGCTGCTGATTCTGCGCGAGAGAAGGCTGCTTTGTATGTTGTTCCCGGCGGGTATCAGTATTTATGAGCAGCTACGCTAGTGGTAAGCATGCTTTTGGTTTCTGCGATAGAACTGGATTCCGATACAAGCTTAGAGATTTAGTGCCTCAGATTGAGGATGGCAGACCCAACGGCATGCTGGTCGGAAGGGATGTATTAGATGTCGATAACCCTCAGTGGCGTTTGGGTATGATAAATATGTCCGACCCTCAAGCCCTTCGTGACCCTAGACCTGACGGTGGTTTTCATCAAAGCAGAGCGCTTTCTGCCTTTGATCCTGTCGGCGGCGGAAATACTGCGATGGGTAGCCGTACTGTTGGTCTTGACATGTCAGGACATGTGGGCAGAGTTGAAATACAGATTATACAAGTTGCATCTACGGTTAGTTTAACAGGCGTTTCAGCCACTTCTAACCTCGGTAATGTATCTGTTGAAACAGGAGAGGTTGACGTTAATGTACCTGTTACTGGTATTAGCTCTACTTCTGCAATCGGTTCTGTTATAGCTATTTCTGACACGTTTGCGATTACTGTTGTCAGCACTGGTGGCGGGAACAAGTATTTTATTGACGGTGTTCAACAAGCGACCGTTAGTATTACCGAAGGTAACACATACAGGTTTGATCAGTCTTCT